CGATACCAATTTATGAAGTCTTGCTTACGCTGCTTTGAATTCATAAGTTTTCGTATCAATAAAAGAAGGAAGATATCGAATTTCGATATCAAGATCAGATCTTACATACTTCAGAGCATTTTTTAGCTTACGTTCATGATCATGTCTTTTTTCGTAATTCTCTAAAGAATTATGACTGATTAACATTATACCTTTAGTAACTCCCATTTCGCCCAGTTTATTGAGAATAGCACCAACACCATTATTGTAACTGGCATTAGAACTGATACCAATAATTGCTATATTTTTCTCATCATTTGGATTGTATTTTCTGTCAAGTTTCTTTACTTCTGCAGAAACTTCATCGTTTGTCCACTTCTTAAAGTTGTGAGTTCTAAGGATTTCTTCTTCTTTGATATTCTTTTTAATAGCAAGAAGATTACCAGAAATTTCATTAGGACTCCAATACCTGTTTAGATTAGCTAAACAAACATCAGAAAAATACTTAGAATTAATATCGCCGCCAATGCGATCGTAGAGATTCAATATTGCTTTTTTACAATCTTCTTTAGTGTTTCCTTTTTTAATTTTTTCTTGATGATTCATCTCATAACCAAAATCATCATAATTGGCTTGAGAATCTTCAAACTCAGAACTATTGATATAGATTGCTGGAATGTTTGTCCATCCTGCTTTAAGAGCAGCATAACTGGTGTGATTACCATCCAAAATCAATTGGCGGTCAATTTCAACACAAATAATAATAGGAGAAATGCTCTTTCTGGCTCGAGCAGGATCAGAAACCATTCTTTCTACAATTGAGTCTACATGTTTCTGATCAAATTGTTCCAAACGCACTTGGTTTCTTGGTAGGATAGATAGTTCTTCAACGTTAGCTTCTACAATATCATAATAACCATTTTCAATACGTTGTTTAACACGCATAACCAAATTATGGTTTGCGACTCTTAGTGCGCTATTATCTTCATTGATAGCTTCTTTAGTATTAAGCCACTTAGTGGCAGAGGAAATGGCTGATTCTGAAAGATCTTCAACACTACCCATGCCTTTACCACCGCCTTGGTTATTATTATACCATTTCGGGTTAGAAGCAGCCTTTACTTTCGAAAGAATATAATGTTCTAGCGTCAAACATTCTTCTCTGGATCCACGCCAAATAACACTTTTGCGCAGTAGTCCATTAGACCAGGCATGCTTTAAATCAAAGTCTTTAGAAGAAAAGTTATAGTTGTCGTCTTCGTTTTCTGTTTGATGAAAACCGACATATCTTTTACCATTAACGATATTAAACCAACCATAGACGATAGCTTCGTATGTCACGTGAGTTCTCCATAAAGTTAGAAATATAGTATACTACGTTTTTAAAATTTATCAACACCTTTATACTCGACGAAACATTCGATACATCCGCCTTTGCCCTTACGATTCATCTGTCCCCAGATATACGGATCTAAAGTATCCATGTCATTCTCTAAGATATCTGGTCTTATGAGAGGGAACATCGCAAGCTGGGCTGTTTTCTGTCTACAGATCATCTTAAATCCGTATTTCTCATAGAACGGAACAGCGTCTAATTCTGCAGAGACTCTAAAGTATTCAGCCTTATTATCGAATGCATGCTGTAATGCGTAGTCGCAGAGGAGAGATCCAACTCCTCTGCCACGAAACTTATAGAAGGTATGAAGTAATTGTAGATTAGCGACTAATGGTTTACGCTTAGAAATAGTAACAACGATAGCGCCAGCTAACTCATCGCCATCCCATGCACCAATACAGAGATCCCAATGCTTCATCATGTCGCATTTGGCAATAAATCTCTTTGCGAATCTATCTTCTTTTAATTTTGTTAAATGAGCAACGAATTCGTCACGGCTGGTTGGCCGCAACTTCATGGAATTCACGCTGCTTCTTGCCTCTTGATTTGTCATACTTTGTCTTTTCCCAAGCAAGATACATTTCGTGATCATATTTAAATTCTGGGAAAGTATATTTGTCGTTCATTAAAATTTCTTGAACGTCAGGTCCACCATTAAGAGCAGCATCAATAAACTTCTCAACAAATTTAAACGAGTCTTCTATTTCCTTGCGTTTAATAGAAGAACGGAAACAACGGAACTCAATTGTTCCTGTGTGCTTCATACAATATGTATTGATTGCATGTCGGAAAGGACGTCCCATAGAAACGCCATCTTTACCAGCAGCATGCAAACGAATAAAGTCTTCAAAATTATTTGCTAGATTAATAATATTAGCACACATATAATCTGGCATAGGACGACCGCCATCCCATTTCAGATAAGTCTTAGCAGTCTTAGATCGAGACATATTTGAATCTTGTTGAAACTGATAACAACGATCAATAACGACGTGCTGATTTTCCTGGATATATTTCACAAGACGTTTTAGTGATTCAATGTCGTCTTTTAATCCTGGAACATATACGTGAAGATGACCATGGTTGACGCATGAAGCAGTAGGACTATCCCCGTTTCTTTCAAAAACATTGTATATATCAAATATACGATCGACCTGCTCCTGCCACGTTTTAGTTGGTTTGGTATTAACCTCTCCACCAACTGGTGGTTCCAACCCTAAAGGATCGCAAGCAAGACCACGATAATCACCATTAAGATTTACAATATCTGTTTCTGCATATTCCCATTTACCAAGATGTTCTGGTATAACTAGATCTCGAGAGATGTCACCCCATTCAATTTCAAACCCCCAAGTAAAGTTCTTTGGGTCATATTTCATTGCAAATCCTCAACCATTGGAAATTCATACTTATTATAGCTTATTAATTTAAAATTTTCAACAATAAAAACTTCATACATAGGAGCAGCTACTTGGATATCTAATCCGCTTCTTTTTGAATATCCGCTGTTGATGCAAATATAATACCATTTGCTCCATAAGAATAATGTAACGGTCTAGCTTCGTTACGAAAAGCAGTAATTACTTTATCTTTATCTAAAGTGCATACAGACATACTTGCTGGACGAAATTTATGTAAAGGAATCTCGCCAGTTTCTAAACATCGAAGAATCAATTCGCTATCATTCTTAGTGATAACATCATATCCAAAAGTATCTTTCCACTGTTCTGGGTTCTCCTGAGAGATAACTCCATTATGAACAATAGAAAGTTCTTCAGTTGCCATTGGTTGGTTGTAAGCAAGATCGCTAGTTGAATAGCGAACATGTCCAATACAATAAAGATTACCATCTTCATTGACCCAACTAGAAATGTCTTGATTGTTTATGAATGTGCAAGCATTAACAGGTTCTTTAATAGTATGAACCTTGCCACCCTTAACATAAGAAACTCCAGTGGCATGTTTACCACGAATCATTGATTGCACAAAGAGCCGACGAACAAGTTCGAACTCTTGCTCGCTCGGCTTTTTGATTGCTATTCCTAGCACACCGCACATCAGAAGAATGACTCCAATGATGCTACTTCAGTTCCGCCGTATGGATCTTTCATACCATGAGCGGTAAGATAGTCATACCATTCTTTATCTTCCCACATTCCTGGCGAAACTCCATTCCACAATGGACGATGTAAAGGATGATCTTTATTAGTACGACGATCTTCTACAAATTGTTTACGTAACATTTCGTAATCATAAGATTGCAATTCTAACATCTTTTCTCGGAAATAACAAACTACAGATATTCTTTCATTAGTAACATCGTCCGGATTGTTAAGAACAATAGGAGTATTACCATGAATGATTTCGTGGTTGTTAACAAGGAGCAAATCGCCGGGACGAACATTAACAGCAACACGATACTCAGGAAATACGAGATAGCCACCAGTATATTCTCCTGTGCCTAGAACAAGTAGATTAGAAAGACCAGTATCAAGATCGCCAGCATCTCGATGACAGGCAGTGCGGAAAGTTTTATTAACTGTTACAGTTGTGAATACTGTTTCAGGAACAAGGAATCGAGGATCTAACTTATCAGCAGCTGCTCGCTGGTTACCCCAACGCCAAGGTAATAATTCCTTGAAACCTTTATTTAATGATTGGAGGAATGGGTATGCAAGTTCGAAAAGTTCTGGATGCTTTTCAGTGTATGACGTTGCACGCCCATAAGGAATGCGAGGGTAACGATCGTACCAACCAGCAACACCTGAGAATACTGACTTTGCATAGTTAGTTGTTGACGCCCATTTTTCTGCAACCATTCTTGCTTCTTCACAGACATCCTCCTTAGATTTATTAGATAGACCATCAACCCATTTATCAAACCAACCATGATATTCTGGATAGACTTTCTGAACTTCTGAACGTAACCAAACAGTACCACGTGTTTCGTCGACTGGTTTATATTTAGGATCATTATATTTTGCACGAATACTTTCAATTGAAGTATCTTCGAACAATGAAGCACCATCATTCATTAAGAACTCAAGAACTTCCATTTGATATGGAGAAACCCAATCTCTACCACCACGACCTTCAGTGGAAAGCATTTCGCCACGAGGACCAGCAGCAAGACCACGATTCTGACTTTCTGTTGCAGCCCCTCTCAGACCACGATAAGCACTATCCTGTTCTTCTTTACTGAAATAATTTTTACGAAACTTGAATGCAATACGTAGTTCATCATTACCTTTATCGCATGTATCGCATTCTTTCATACCACAATCTGCTTTCTCGAGTGGATCGCAGAGAGGAGGCATATAACAATCGGTGTCTTCTTCGATTAATTTATCATAATGACTTTCATCGACGAAAATACCTAATAGATGTTCGCAATCATGTTTTGTCTTTGCTACAATACGTCTTACCATCACTCATCCCCATAAAGAATAGATTTAATATCAGGCGGTCTCCAACCATCTGGTTTTAATATCTTACCATCAGCACGACGAACTGGTTTTCCGTCAACTAATTTTGCCATGTTGCTTTTATGGACGGCATCGAAGATTCTATCCAAGGGAATACCGTAAGATGCAGCAGTCCCACAGACAATGTAAATAATATCAGCCAACTCTTTAGCGATATTTTCCAAGTCGTTTTTGCATTCACCCTGTATATATTCTTCATATTCTTCTTTCAAAAGTCTAATACGTAAATCACGTTCTGCAGGTTCAGGAAACTCAGGTTTTGTTCCTACATTCTGACCTACTGCTGTTTGAAAATCTTTAACATCTTGAAACATATTACTCATTCATCCACTCCGGAGGGTTACGGTTTTTCCAACTATGAAGATGAGTTTTACCCATCTTATAATAATTACGATAATTTGTTACAGGATCTGATGAAATAATATATTCTTCTGCCATACAAGAAGGCATAGTTGTCATATCATACTCCTCTAGTTTCTTAGGCGGAGACTGAAGCATATAAGATATCTCGCCAAAACATTTATGTTGTTTTTCATAACGATGAGTATATTCCTGCATCAATGCAAAGAAATGATCAACTAACCAATTATAATTCTCGATACTTGTGCGAGCCCAGACAGCACTCGGATGATTAATGTGTGTAGCTGAATATATAACTTCTTCACGTGCATCTCCTAATATCCACCATTTTTTCTTACGAGTTTTTATAGATCCATCTTCTTGTTCAACCTGGACTTCTAACTGTATTTCTCTACCATCTAGAATACGATGCGCAGTAGAAAGAAGCTGAGCAGATTCTAAGATCATCTTCACAACGTGACGATCTACCATCCACTCTGCTGCTTGAACAGGATTCTCAGAAAGATAAAATATATTCATTAGTTATCATACTTTAGGAACAATTTAACTAAAGTATAACCTACAATCAATATAATAGCAAGCCATAACCAACTAGAGATATATTCTAATCTCTCGTTGAAGTGTTTATTTAACATTTCAAAGTCAAAATATTTGGTATACTTCATAATTTAATCCTCATTTCTACTTTCTCACCATCACGCCATTTCTTCAGAGCTTTATCTCTATAATATCTATTGGCTCTATCATAAAAACGAATACCATCTAGATGATCCATTTCGTGTTGAAAAACTCTAGCAGACATACCTGTAAAAGTTTCAGTTCTAGTATCACCATTTGGAGTTCTAAATCTAACACGAATATGTTGCGGTCTTTTTATTTTAACTAACATTCCTGGATAAGACAAGCATCCTTCTTCTAAAGATACTTGTGCTTCGCTTGGTTGAATAATTCTAGGATTGAAACAAACGAAATTTTCCGGAGCACCTCTCATAGCAAAAACTCTAAAAGGATATCCTACTTGATTTGCTGCTAAACCCAAACCATTTTTTTCATACATTGTTTTTACTAGTTCTTTAGCAAACTCGATAGGTTCAACTTGCGGCTCATCAAAATTAAAATCGTTGCATTTTTTATGCAGATATCTATTTTCAAGTTCCATAATTACCTCAGAGTAATGATTTAGCGAACGCTTCTCTATTTGCCCAACCATGTCCAGCACGTGGGTTTTGTGGTGTATAATGAACTGGGCGTTCATAACCAATCGCTGCTTCTAATGCTTCGTCAATATTTTTAGCAGCAGAAAGTTTCTTACCAGTTCCTTTTTCAGAACCTTTACGTAGTTCCCAATCAGCAAATCTAACTTGCGTATCTAAATCGTGAATTGGTCTATTACGATCAGCAGCAAATTTCATAAGATCAGTTAGTCTTCCTGGTGAATGAACTCCAGTTGCCTTATCATAATAATCTCTCCATTGTCCAATACCAAATGCTGTTTTTTGATCGCCCCAAACATTTGTGCGAAGATCAGCATATGATTCCTGCATAAACTGCCCAACCATAGCAGCTGCCTGATAATCTTTCCAACCTAGATCCATTAGAACTTTCTTGGCATATAATGGGCGATCTCTGCCTTTTAATGTATTAGCGTCAATCTCTACAGTTATTGGTGGTGCAACTTTTTCGATTGCTATTTTAGCAACATCCTTTGCCTTTTCAACAACAGGAATTGATTTAGCAACAACCGTTTCTTTTACAACTGCAACGTTAGCAGAAAGAAGTTTTTTTATTGCTGCAAGCGTTTTCGTGCCCAAATCGCCATCAATTGGTCCTGGGTCATATCCTCTTTCTTTGAGTTTCTGTTGAATTTCTTTTACAACCTTATCCATTTTTACCCCTGCATCTGTGAAAAGTTTTTATTTTTAACGAATTTAATAACGTTACTAAATTTCTCATTCATATGTTCTTTATGAGAAATAACAAATATATTATTATCTTTAGCAACATCATTAATAATATTAAACAAATAATCAGTAGAGTTCTGATCTAATGAAGAATCAAAAACTTCGTCCATAATCAAAAGATTAGTATTAATAGAATTACGTAGTTTAGCTATTGATCTCCAAGTAAACAATAAAGCCAAATCAATCTTTTGTTTCTCTCCTTCAGAGAAAGAAGCATATGTAAAATTATCTCTATATCTAGATTTAATAGTTTCATTGAACTCCTCGTTCAACTCAAACGAAACAAAGAAATCCATAGCAGAAAGATATTTGTTAATTAGTTTATTAATAATGGGAATATACTGTCTAATAATTTTAGATTTAATACCGCCATCTTTCAATAATGTTCCAGCTGCCATAAGAATATGTTTATCTTCAACCAGTTCATTATAACCAATTTCAATATCTTTCAAACCGTTTTCAAACTCTAACAATTTATTATCAGATTGTTCTGTTTGTGATTGTATCAACCCTTTAATTTCAGAATCTAATTGTTTGGCGTATTTAGTTAATGAATTAATATTCGTTTTCGCCTCGATTTTTTTCATCTCGAGGTTTTGTATATCTGCCATAACAGACATGATTTCATTTAATCTTACATTCGCTGTTTCGTATTCCTCAGATAATTTATCCAATCCATCTTCAATTTCTTTAATCTGATCATGCTTTTCTGAAACAGATTTTTCTCGGAAATCTTTTTCGATTTCTTGTTTACAGGTGGGACAGCTTGTGTGATTGTTGAGGAACTCAACGTCCTCATTGAGAACCGCCACCTTCGCCTGAATTTTGTGCCGTAGTTGCGAGAGTTTATTGATCTTCTTGGATATGATTTCATTATCTTCTACTTTAGATTGTAAATCTTCTATTTTTACGATTATGTTACTATGTTCTTTTTCTAATTCTAGAATATGTTTATTTGTGTCATCTAGTTGAGATTGTTTTTCTGCAACAAACTTATCATTATTCTGTTGGAGCTCTTTCATATGCTCCTTTGTCATCTCAATCTTAGATTCGATAAGTTTTTTCTCAGCATATTTACTATTAATAGCTTCGTTATTAATTCCTACTTTATCTTTTAATAATGAATTCATAACAGTAAAAATCTGCAGATCTAATAACTCTTCAATAATTTCTCTACGCTGACCTGCAGGTAATTGCATAAACGGTTGAAAGGTCGCCGATCCAAGAACAACGACTTGACAAAATGATCTCTGATTTACTTTTAAAATTTGTTTTTCTAAAATCTCCTGATAGTCTTTCATTTCAGCAGACTGATTTAACAGACTATCGTTCTGGTATACTTCGAAAACATTTGGCTTCAAACCACGAACAATTTTATATTTAACTGTACCAACAGAAAACTCTAATTCTACTAAACAGTTTTTCTGTGTAATACTATTAACTAATTGTGGTTTATTGATCTTTCGAAATGGTTTACCAAAAAGAGCAAACGTAAGAGCATCAAGAATAGTAGATTTACCAGCACCATTTGTTCCAATGATGAGAGTCATATCCTTTGCTTCTAGATCAAATTGGGTAAATATATTACCTGTTGATAGAAAATTTTTATAACGAAGTTTTTTAAAATAAATCATTTAATCCATGTTTCCGAAATCATTGTTCAAACGAGGAACGGAAATGCCGCCGCCTCCGCCGCCGCCTCGACTGTCTGGAGCATATGACGGAGCCATTGTTGGTGTTGATGCCACAGGTAATTGATGATGACTAGCATTAAATGCAGTTGAACCTTCGCTCCATCCAGGTTTCTCCCAAGAGAATGCTGGAATATCATGAACAGGTTCACCACTCAAAGAATGATATTGAGCACTAGCAACCGTGGGGAATACCACCATTGAGATTATCGTCAAATATTTCATCATACATTTTAAAATCCAAACTGCGATTTTACAATTTTTACTGCAGCTTCAAATGCATCTTCTAACTGACGATCAGAAGGATCTTCGCCCAGGATTTCTCTCATTGCTGTAATAGCGGCAGATTTTGTTTCTTGTGAAATCTCAAACATATTATTTCTCCTTATTCAATTGTTAACGCTTCGTGATATAATTCTACTATTTTATTTTCTAATTTTTCTTTATTAATTCCTTTAGATTCAGTATTACGAATATATTTTTTAAATATATCAATCGTAGATTCTGCTTCATCGATGATATCTTGATCGTCTTCTAAATTTAAGTTTAGATGATCTTCTACGATTTGAATGTCGATTGGATTTTTCTTTTCTATATTTTCAATAAATTTTTCGAACCAATAAGGATTATTCTTTTCGGTAATAATAATTTTTATCATTTTACCTTCAAATTGATCATAGGCAATGTCAGAGTCCACAAACTTTGGATCCCCGTCATTATACCAGAACTTATGAAACATCTTATATGGGTTTTCAATAAACTTTAGTTCTCTTGTTTCCGTATCAAAGACATGAAAACCTCTTGGATCTTTATAATCAGACCAAGTGAATTCAGCAGGAGACCCGAGATAATGAATGTTGTCGCGAGTAGACTTATGGTGATAATGACCACTAGCAACGATATCGAATCTAGAAAAAAGTTTAGGATCATCGCCATGTGAGATGATGGATCCTTTAAACATTTCGAAACCCTGTAGTTCAAGATGTCCGAAACATATTTGAGCATTTGTTTCCTTAATTAGCTTGAGAGCGTGATCACGGTTCTCATCATTTATCCAAGGCATAAGAAGAATAGCACAACCATCAAAATTTATTTCAGTAGCCTGTTCGTAAATATTTAGCGGAAACTTATTAAAAAGTTCAATAAAAGAACTGATACTATTAGTGTTCTTATGCATGACATCATGATTACCTAAGATCTGATGCCAGGTAATATTACGCTCTAATGCTGGTTCGATCAAATCTTTTCTTAGTCTGTATGCGGTATTAATGTTGATATACTTTCGACGATCAACAATATCGCCGCAATGAACAATAGTTTTAATATTATTGTCGTCGAGATGTTTAAAGAATACATTTTCATAAAACCTTTTCATGTAATCATGAAATACTATGGAGTCATTACGAACTCCTGCGTGCGAGTCTGTTAGTAGGGCTATTTTCACGGAAGTTTTTTCTCCGGTCCATTTGCTCCAATTCTATGCTCAAAAGGAATATTATTCAAATAATATTTTTCATAGATATGTTTTGAAACGCCTGTTTGTTCCATCAATTCTCTCCAACCATAATAAAAATTACCTTTATATTCTATTCTTTTCGAAACAGGATTATCTTTTCCAATCATAGGTTTGGGTAAATTGTTAATAGATATTTGTTTACTTTTTTCTGGATTTTCTATTCTCCATTGACCCATTCTTCGTTTCATATTTTCTCTACGAATTTCATCTTCTTTCCAAGATTCTTCAATTATTTTTGACATTTTATCGCCCCAATTACTGAATCTTTTCGAAGGATGATTTTCTGTAAAGTTTTTTATATGAACCTTTCTGGTAATTTCATATTGATAACTCCCAAAATAATTTCTAGAAAAAGTCAATCTATGTAAAGCCCAACACATTTTTGCTTTTTGAGATTTATCATTACACATTTTAGTAAGTAAAAGATGACAAACAAAATGTTCTCGATAAGTTAATTTAACGATATTTTGTTTGTCATCCGTTCCGCCTAAAGATTTTGGTATTATATGATGGTATTCTCCATCAAAATACGATCTTAAAATAGCTCTTCTTTTAGCGTGTTTTATGATATTGTCATACCATTTAGAATATTTGTTTTCTTCAAACATAGTCTTTTTATACTCCTATTTATTAGGCGTTCATAAAGACTATTTAGTTATTAGCGATTTTTACCGAACTGATCGCTTTTAGAATTTGCCTTTACAACAGCAGCTGTAACATAATCACGAATAGCGTCTAATCTAATTAATAGATTGGCTCTTTCGTTTTCACGAATATTTTTATCGTTTAATCTATTAACAATGTCCTGAATATTAACAGGAACTAGATGATTATTCTTCAACATTTTCTTCTACCTCTGAGAATTTTTCTACTCCGGTAAGTTTACTAGGTTTTTTGTTTTTAGTCAACTTATCTTCATAAGAACGTACGATATCCGCAGAATAATCGTTTGATTTCAAATGTGTAGCATGTTTAGCGTCCTCGAAAATCTCAGAAAATAAATGAGAATTCTCGAAATTTTTATGTTTGATATAAGTTTGTTTTTTTTCTTTTTGAATTCTACGAAGAAAAGCGTTCCATGCGATCTGAGTAAAATAAGCGAATGGGTTATTTGTTTTATCAGGATTAAAATTGTCCACAGCTGCAATACAATCCATGATGCCATCGCTAATCATATCTTGTTTATATGTATATCCAGAGAAATTTGGTTTTTTTGCAAGGTTGTTACAAATCAAAAGGATAGACTCTCCAATGTATTTCGGAACTATTGGTTCTTCTTTTTCAGATTCAACAGCCTCTTTCAATTCATTTTTATAATGAATCATCGCCCCATAGAGAGTTTTATTATTGATATAATTAGTTTTTCTTTTTGGTTTCTTTTCTTCCATAATATATTCCTTGACTTTTTTCGAGACACAGGTATAATCACTAGTGCCCCAGTTGAATTTAAATCTTCAATTCTACTTTATACAGTTTATATTTAAACTTCTCTTCGTTATATATTTTTACTCTTTCCATGAAATGGAGTAGAGTAAAGTTCTTTTTACTTTTCCAAGACATATCGTCTGCTATATCATATAAGGTAGCAGCACTCTTCGTATCAGACTTACGTAATCCACGACCAATTGATTGGAGATTCCGTACACGAGACTTGCTTGGGCTAGCAAAAATAATAGAATGCAGATTCTTAATATTGACTCCGGTAGAAAAAGTACCAACACTAGCGACAATAATAGCATTTGACTCATTTTCAACAATCCTTCTAATTTCTTCTCTTTCTTCGCCATCAACTGCTCCATAAACGAAGAAAATCTTACGATCTCCTGCTTCTGATAATATTTTATTATAGAGATCTTTACCATGTTTTTCAACAAATTGAAATAGAATTAGAGTATTACCATCTAAAGAAAGAGCAAGATTTTTAATAAAATTATTTCTTGCATCGCATCTTACAATGTAATCTAATTCAGATTGATAATCGCCGGAGCGAGCAATCATCTTTCTTATATCGTCTGGATATGTTAAGACGATACCTTTAATAGAAAAGTCTGCTAAATGTTTTTTCTCAATTAGCTCTGCTGTTGAGATGACTTTTCTGACTGGTCCGAATAACCCTTCAAGAACGAGGCGGTGGGTTTGAGTACCATCCAGTGTTCCGGTAAGTCCAAAACGGTAGCGGCATCCGGATAACTTAGTAAGTATAGAAGTAAGAGATTTTGCTTTGAAGAGATGAGCTTCGTCTCCGATGACAACATCAAACGAACTAAAGAATTCTTTAGGTAGCTTGTATATGCTCTGCCAAGTTGTAATTGTGATTGGTCGTTTTGTGACCTTATCTTTTCCAGCGCACACACGATGTACGTAAGTGGAAGAGTCGAAACCATAATCAGCAAAATCAGAGGCAAGCTGACTAACAAGAGAAGTAGTTGGTACAATAATGAGAGTTCTTTTCGCATAATACCTCACAAGCAAATAAATGATAAACGATTTACCAGAAGCAGTTGGTGAAAGTAACAAAGCTCTACGCTCTCTTACTGCATGAACAAAAGCGTCTAACTGATAATCTCTTGGTTGGAAAGTAGGTTTAATTTTATTAACGAAATCTTTTGCTTCTTTAATAGAAAATTCTTCTGTAGAAAAGTCAGAAAGATATTCTATTTGATATTCTCTTTTGTGACAGAATTCTTCAATGTACGAAAGCAAACCATAATAAATCAATCCAGTCATAGTGTTGAGCATACGAATCTTACCATCCCAAAACTTATTACGATAAGCGGGAGTAAACTTCGCGCCAGGAACAGTGAATGTAAAGAACTCACTCATTTCCATCATAAGTCCAGGTTCGCAATTAACCTTTATGTAAGTCTCGTCGAATTTCTCAACCTGAATTGTTTCTGACATTATGCTCCCATAGTGAACTTTTGCCAATCAATTGCATTACGAATAATATAATTCCTATTCATTATAATTCTAACAATTGACTCAAGTAGTTCAATTTTTTCCTGCTGAAGTCCAATCTTCAAAGATATATTAACAATATCATCATCAGCGTCAAGATACATTGGAATGTCTCCTTTTAGAACCATTCCCCTTGCAGGTAAACGCCAACCTTTATTTTTTGTTTCTTCGTTCGGACCTTGAGTTAAAAATTCATACTTGTCTAGTTTAAGTTGTTTTAACTCCGCCTCAAACTTGCGTAGAGTTAATCTTTCTTTAACTAAAAACTGAAAATATTTATGGTGGAGTTTAGGAGTGTCTAGTGATGCATCTCCTAGTTCCGTTTTATCAACTTGAACGTCTTTTTCCCAATTTTCAAAAATTTCATCAATCTTCATGGTTCATCCTTGACTTTTAAACTGTCAATAGTATACTATAATTTTAGGAAAAAGTAAAGATCTTTATACGTTATTAATGTCGTAATAAGTATATTTGAAAGTAGCGGACGCTTCGACATAATTAACATCAGTATCTGTTGTATTAAAAAGAACCCCAGTCAAACTTATAGGATGTGCATCTGTAAATGTAATTTCGTAGTTAGCCATTTTTGTTGACGACAGAACCATTAAAGAAATATCAGAAGTTTCACCTTCTCCGGTATAACTTCTTTTTTCTCTAATAGCTTTTCTTGCATCAAAATTAATTGGTTTACCGAGAGCTTTAATCCAGTTGTGAATTTCTAAATAATTTTGGAGATCTTCGTCAAGTTTAAATGTTATATTAAGTAACCCATAATCCAAATGATCTCCAATTTGTGGAATGTTAACCATAGGGTTTGGTGTGATAACAGGCTTTAAATTT